CTAAAATACAAATTGGAGAAATAAAATGGCAGAAAGAATCGTATCACCTGGCGTATTCACAAGAGAAAATGACCTATCATTCTTAGCACAAGGAGTAGGAGAAATTGGAGCAGCATTTATAGGACCTTTTAAGCAAGGACCTGCATTCGTTCCAACTATTGTGAGAACACAATCAGAGTTCGAAGAAATCTTCGGAACACCTGATGGAACTTATTATACCGAATATGCGGTACAAAGATATTTACAAGAAGCAGGAAGTGCTACCATCGTAAGAGTTGGTGGTATTGGTGGTTATCACCAAGTTGCTCCTTTGGGTATCAAAGCAAGTGGTTCATTATCATCAGCGGCAAAAATTGTAGGAGTACTTTACTCCACTGCCAATGGTAATAAAGGAGTTGGTTTTTCAAATGCATCAACAAACATATCAAGTAGTTTAGAAGGTGGTGGAAACTTCGTTGTTTCAGGTCTATTAAGTTCAGCATCTGCAGCAGCAAATATTTCAGCATCTATTGTTAATACAGCTACTAATGATTTAGCAGATACATTTGGTGAATCAGTATTTGGTGCAAAAGCAGCATTCGCTTATAAATATTTTGAAAACGCAGCCCTTAACTTTACAGGTTCAAATACAGATGGTGCTACAACTGTAATTACTGAAGTAAACTTACCAACACAAAAGTATGGTGATATCTCGGCAGCTGAAACTCCTTATGTTGTATCTCAAAAAGATGATAACAATACAAGATACGATTTATTTAAGTTTGTAACTTTAGGACATGGTACTCCATATAATACTAAATTTAAGATTGGTATTTCAAATGTAAAAGCAGCTGGTGAGGATGGTTCAACTGATTACTCAACATTTACTGTAATTGTAAGAGGATATGGTGATACTGATAAAAGAAAAGTTGTATTAGAAACATTCAATAATGTAAACTTAGACCCATCATCTCCAAATTATATAGCTAAGAGAATTGGTGATAGATATCTTACAATTGATAACGATGGTAAGATTACGGAATATGGCGATTATTCAAACAAATCAAAATATGTAAGAGTAGTTGTAAATGACGCAGGTTCATTCCCAATTTCAGCAGCACCATTTGGACACGCTGCATACACAAATCCAATCGCTACAGCTAATGGTGATGAAAGTTTAATACCTGAAGTAGTTTACCAAACTGGTTCAGCAAATAACACATCTTCATCTCCAATATATTATGCTGGATTTGATTTTGAATCAACTGGAATTGCAGATGATAACATTCAATACTTATCACCTATTCCTGATGGAGCAAAAGCTGGAGCAAACGTATTATTCGCATTCGATTCTCAACTTACATATAAAATGACCGGTTCAGCAGCAGCTGATATGGTTAAGAGACAATTCTCTTTAGGTTTCCAATATGGATTTGATGGTTCATTCCCTGGCACTAAAGCAAACTTAGGAAATGATATATCAGCAGCAAATACGCAAGGATTTGATTGTTCTAAATCAACTTCATCTGGTTCAATAGCTTATTCAAAAGCAATCAACGCTGTAGGAAACCCTGATGAGTGGGACATCAACTTAGTTGTAACTCCTGGTATCATCCGTTCTTTACACCCATCTATTACTACAAAAGTAATTGATATGGTTGAAGATAGACAAGATTGTTTCTATATCGCTGACTTTACTGAAGCAAGTGCAACAATTACTGAAGCAACTGAGCAAGCAAATTCAATTGATTCAAATTACGCTGGTACTTACTATCCTTGGGTTAAGACAGTTGATACAAATACAAACAAAATAACTTCAGTTCCACCATCAGTATTGTTACCAGCAGTTTATGCTAGTAATGATAGATTGGCAGCTGAGTGGTTCGCACCTGCTGGTTTAAATAGAGGTGGTATCACTGGAGCAGTAAGTGTGTTGAATAGATTAACGCACGCTGAAAGAGATACACTTTATGAAAACAAAGTAAACCCAATCGCAGCATTCCCTGGACAAGGTATTGTAGCATTTGGACAGAAGACATTGCAAGATAAAGCTTCAGCATTAGATAGAATCAACGTAAGAAGATTACTTATCACTGTTAAGAAGTATATCGCATCAACTTCTCGTTACTTAGTGTTCGAACAAAATACATCAACTACTCGTCAAAGATTCTTAAACACTGTTAATCCTTACTTAGAAGGAATTCAACAAAGACAAGGTCTTTACGCATTCAGAGTTGTGATGGATGAAACAAACAACACACCTGATGTAATTGATAGAAACATATTAGCTGGACAAATCTTCTTACAACCAGCGAAGACTGCAGAATTCATCGTAATTGATTTCAACATTCTTCCAACTGGAGCTTCGTTCAACGCTTAATATGGATTTGAAATAAATTGATATTTATTAATATAAAATAAAAGGATAATAAAATGGCAGAAATATTAGAGTTTGACAAGATGTTCTATACGAACTTCGAACCTAAGATGAAAAACCGCTATGTGATGGAGATTGACGGTATCCCATCATATATGGTTAAAGCAGCAGCAAGACCTTCAATTCAGTTTGAAAAGGTAACTTTAGACCACATCAACATTAAAAGACAATTGCAAGGTAAAGGTGAATGGCAAGATATAACTATCACACTTTATGACCCAATCGTTCCATCTGGAGCACAAGCGGTAATGGAGTGGGTACGTTTAGGACATGAATCTATTACTGGTAGACGTGGGTATGCTGATTTCTATAAAAAAGATATAGATTTCTATATGTTAGGTCCTGTTGGTGATAAGATTGAGCAGTGGAAACTAAAAGGCGCTCTTATTGTAAGTGCAAACTTTGGTGATGTAGCATTTGATTCTAACGAACCTGCAACTATCGAATTATCTTTAGCTTACGATTACGCAATTCTTGAATTCTAATTTAAGAAAAACTATAAAAAAGAAGGGATATCCAAAAGGTATCCCTTTTTTATTTCCAATTTTTTAAGATTTATGTATTTATATATACAAACTAAAAAAGATAGAAAGTTATGGCAGAAGTTAATATTACGCAACCAACTCCAACACCTAAGTATGAAAGTCTTAAATATGATTTTCCTACCGAAGTTATTGAATTACCATCAAAAGGATTAGTATATCCAGAAAATCACCCTTTAAGAAAAGGAACTTGTGAAATAAAATATATGACAGCAAGAGAAGAAGATATTCTTGCAAATCAAAATTTTATTAAAAAAGGAATTGCTTTAGATAAATTATTTGAATCAGTTTTAGTTGAGCCTGGTGTAAATCCAAATGATGTTTTTATTGGTGATAAAAATGCCATTTTAATGGCAACACGTGTTTTGGGATATGGTGCTGATTACCATGTAGAAATGACAGACCCATTTACAGGTGAAAAGCAGGAAGTGGTAATTGATTTGGGTAAAATACAAACTAAGGATATAGATGAATCTATATTAAACTCAAAAAATAGATATAAATTTATATTACCATCTAATAGTAAAGAAATTACTTTTAAACTATTAACACATGGTGATGAACAAGAAATAACTAAAGATATACAGGCTTTAGAAAAATTAAATAAAAACTCAGCAGGAGCTTATGATGTAACTACTCGTTTAAAGTATATGATTACATCTGTTGATGGAAATGAAGATAGAGGTTTTATAAACAAATGGGTAGTAAACTCTTTCTTAGCAAGAGATACAAAAGCATTCAGAGTATTTGTAAAAGATATATCACCTGATTTAGATATGAAATTTGAGTTTGTTTCTAAAGCAACTGGCGAAACGGAGGCGCTAGATATTCCCTTTGGGATTAACTTTTTTTACCCTTCCAACTGATTATAAGATTCAACTTCATACGCAGATTTGGGAAATGGTTCAATTCGGTAATGGATTTACTTGGACAGAAGTGTATCATATGCCAACATATCTTCGTAAATTCTATTTCAATAAATTAATTGAATTAAAGAAAAAAGAAGCTGAAGAGCATAAAAAAGCTCAATCTAAAATGAAAATGCCAAAAGTGAGGATGCGTTAATATCCTCACTTTTTTGTTTGCGAATATTTATAGAATATAAAAGGGAAATACTATGCCAAACGATAAAAAACAATTAAAAGAAGGAATTCCATCAATGTTAAAGAAGTTTACAGATAATTTTTTTGATGGATTAAAATATGGAGCAATCAATAAAGCACTTAAAGATGCTGAAAAAAATAAAAGAATGCCACCTCCTATTGTTCAAGATTTAAGAGATTTGCAAAAAAAGAGAGATGAATTGATTAAAAAGATTCAAAAATATGACCCATCCTACCAAGCTCCTGAAATGGATGAATTATAATAAATAAGAATTAAGTAATGGCAAAAGATGCAGGATTATTTGGTAAGCAACTTGTAGAACAGGAACAAAAATTACAAGCAGAAAAAGAAAAAACAGCAAAAGCAATAGAAAATATTACTAATGCTGAAAGGAACAGGTATGTATCTGCGGAACTTAAACAAAAAGCAATAACTGCTCTAACAGAAAAGCAAGCAAGAACTGAAAAAGAACTGATAGCTAATCAAACTAGACAGGCAAATATAAGAATACAAAATTTAAAATCTTTAGGACAGCAAGAAGCATCTCTAAAAAGTTTAAGTGGTATCTATGATGGATTAAAAGAAATAGATAGAGAAAGACTAACACTCCAACAAAGTATGGCAGAGTCTGACCCTAAAAGAGTAGAAGCTTTTAATAAAATAGCAGGATTAAATAGAGATTTAGCACAATTAAGTTCAGAAGATACTATACAAAGAGAAATAATACTTGAACGTATTAAAGCTACCGAAACTTCGATGGGTGCAATGTCAGCCGAAGAACAGGCAGTATTAGATAAATTAAAAGAAGGTACAACTTACGCAAATCAAATGTCTTATATGACTGAAGAGCAAAAGGCTCAATTAGAAGCTTCAGTCAAAGCATATGAAGGTATAAAGAAAACACTTGGTGGTATATTAGGAACAGCAGGATTGTTATTTAGTGGATGGAGAGGATTTGCTAGAGTAACTTTATTAGGAGCGGGTAAAGCACTTACAGAGTTAGGAAAAACTACAAGAGAATTAGGTGGTTTCTTAGGTGGGGCAACAGTATCAGCTACAGCTTTAGGTGCTGTATTTAAAGATGCAACAGGCACAGCGAAATCATTATCATCTGAATTTGGGGGATTAAATGATATTTCATTTAAAAATCAATTGAATACAAACCTTATGGCTACTAATATGGGTATTAGTGGTGATGAGGCTGCAAAATTAACTGGTAACCTTGCTCGTTTGAATGGTAATAGTATTGAAACCGCACAAAATTTAGCTGAAGGTACAAAAGAATTAGCAAAACAAAATGGTTTAGTTCCAGCCGATATAATGAAAGATATGGCTGGTTCAGCTGAAGCATTTGCTTTGTTTGGAAAGGATGGTGGAAAAAATATTGCACAAGCTGCTGTACAAGCTGCTAAGATGGGTACTAGTCTTAAAACTATGACCGGTATAGCAGATAATCTATTAGATTTTGAAAATTCTATTACAAAAGAATTAGAATTAGGAGCTATGCTTGGTAAAAATATCAATTTAGATAAAGCTAGACAATTAGCTTATTCTGGTGATATTGCAGGAGCAACGCAAGAAACATTAAGAGCATTGGGTGGAGTTGAAGAATTCAATAAAATGGATTACTTCCAAAAGAAAGCAACTGCTGATTTGATGGGAGTATCTGTTGATGAACTTCAAAAAATGGTAACTCAACAGGAAAAAGCAGCAACAATTAGTGGTCAGATAGAAGGTGGATTCAATACAATGACTGAAACACTAAGCGCTCTAACTACTGGTCCTTTAGGTGGGTTTGTTAGTGGCTTGAGTGGTGCTATCGGAACTTCAAAAGAAATAGCAGGTAACTTTAAAGATGCTGGTGGATTTCTAAAAGATATGGGTGGTAAAATAAAATCCATGTTTGGTGGTAAAAAGCCAGAATTGCCTGGACAAAGTTCCGTGGGTTCAACTGCACCAAAACCAACAGCAGCACCACAATCGCAAGCAGGTCCATCGGACCAAGCAAATAAAATGTCTAAAGTTAATGCAAACGCATTAATTAAAGGTGCAGTGGCATTATTAATATTAGCTGCAGCATTATTTGTAGCAGCAAAAGCATTCCAAGAATTTGCAGAAGTTACTTGGGAATCTGTTGGTATGGGATTAGCTGCATTAGTTGGTTTAGCCGGTATTGCTTTCTTATTAAGTAAAATACAAGGTGAAATGATTAAGGGAGCATTGGCAGTGGCAATATTGGGATTAGCATTAATTCCTTTTGCATACGCTCTAAATCTAATGTCAGCTGTTAATGGTGATGGATTGATAGCAGCCGGTATAGCTTTGGTTGCATTTACAGCAGCTGTATTTGGTTTAGGACTTTTAATGATGGGACCTGCGGCAATCGTATTTGGAGCAGGTATTTTAGCATTAACAGCTTTGGGGGCTGCATTGGTTGTATTTGGAGCAGGATTATTAATGGTTGGAAATGGAATGTCAGCACTGACTGGTGCATTACCTTCTATGGTTGAACAAATAGCAGCATTATCTACTATCAACTTCTTACCAATATTTGGATTAGCTGGAGCATTAATGGCGTTATCAGTTGCATTAGCAGCTGTGGCTATCTCTGGTATGTTAGCATTACCTGCTTTATTGGCATTGGGATTAGTAGCTGGTGGTGCCGCGGCATTGATGGGTGGTGGTGATGAAGGTGGTGAATCTGCAAAAATGGATGAATTGATTACTGAAATCAAAGCATTAAGAGGTGATTTATTAGCAGGTAAAATAGCTGTAAATATGGATGGTCAGAAAGTAACGTCTGGTGTTGGAAAAATTGTTTCAAGAACTAGCTCAAATTCATACGCTAAAACTTAAAGATGGGAAGAACATTAGAAGAATTATTTAAGACACAACGTTTAGCAGACGGGCAAACTGCTCAACAAAAATACGAAATTCGTGATAGTAAGAAAAATCCTATTACGCCAGGTAATTCTTTACTTGAACTATCATTTAAAGGAGCGTCTGGAATACGAAAAGGTTCTTCTAGTAACAATAATAGATTAAAAGAAACATTTGTAGAAAGTGAAATAAGAGGATTGAGAATGATACATAATTTATCAGCTCCTGTTGTATATGGAACTGATATTATTCGCTTTCAAAAAAAATCAACTAAGTTGGTTGATACAATGAAAGATTCAATAAATCCTGGTCAATCTAGCGGAATTATAGGTAATTTATATAATAAGATAGAAAACTTTGGATTAAGAACACTATCTAAAATAGGTGTTGTGTTTCCTGACCATTTAATACCAACTAAAATTTCTTTAAATGATAAATTTAAATCTGGTAAAGAACCAGATACAATGACCACTTTAGCAGAAATTAAAAAAGATGGTAAAGGAACAATATCTGGTCAAATTATAAAAAATGTAAAAGGTACTCCAAAACAAATATTAAATGGTGTTGTTGGTACAAGTGTAGATTTATTAAAAAAAGAAGTAAGAAAAAAACTATTTGGTGCACCAAAGCAAGGAGCACAAAATTTAGCAAAAAAGAATGAATACGAAACTCAGTACGATAGTTTTGCAAGATACACATCTACAATTGATGCATATAGTGAGGATATAGCAAAAAGAAATGATTTATCGAGTTTACAACTTGAAAAAATAAGATATAAAAAGAAAACCGAAAGAGAAACAATTGCTAAAATAGCAGAAAGTGCACCAAAATATGAACCAAAGGGGTTACCATCCACTACAAACTTAGGTGGAAAACTAAATTTGGATGTAAGTAGATTTAACATAAAAGGTAAAGTATCAACTGTAAAAGAAGGTGTAACATCTCAATTAACATCTGCTAGAAAAGAAGGACAGCAATTTTTATCATCTGGTAAATTTAAAGTAGGCGATGTAAAACCCAACGCTGAATCAGACTTAGCACCAGATCCAATTATAAGATATTCTGAAACTGTAGATGAGCAAGCTGACGATGTTAAATTAAGGAATGATTTATCTTCAAAATTAAATACTTTAATAGAAAGTAAAAAAGAATTTTCCAAAGATAAAAAAGAAACAGAATCTGCAATTCCTGGTTCACCAAAAAAAGGTGATTTAAGTTCTACTGGAAAATTATTGGGAGAATCACAAAATCCTTTTGATAAAAAAAGTAAAGAAAAATTAAAAGAAGGTAGAAAAGAAGCACAGCAAAATGCAGAAAATAAAGATGAAACTGCAATAAAAGCAAACGTAATTAATAGATACGATAACGAAATAAAATACTCTGGTACAGTAGATGCAACGCAAGATGATATAACTTTAAGAAATGATACATCGGCAAAGTTAGAACTATTAATGGAGGCAAGAAAGGAATTATCCGAAGGTGATAGAAAAGGATTAGCACCTTTGACTAGAGAAAATGTTTCAAAAAATCAATATTCAAGATTTAAAAATACTTTAAAAGAAAGTAATAGAGCAGTATCTTTAAAAAATAGATATGGTATAGAAAGTAAAGATAAATTAGATTTTGTAAATGAAAAAACACCATATGCAGGTGAATCATTAAAATTAAAAGATGGAACTATATTAGATGATTATGATTTTGTAACTTTAAAATTTAGGTCAAAAGCAACAGGGCAATCTGTAAATTTCAGAGCAACAGTAACTGGTATAAGTGAAACTGTAAGTCCGAGTTGGGATTCTGGAAAATTTATTGGTAATCCATTTAATTATTACACTTATACTGGTATCGAAAGAAGCGTAAGTTTTAATTTTAAAGTTTATTCAACAACTCCTTTACAGCACGTAGCAGCATGGCAAAGAATAAACTTCCTAACAGGTTTAGCTTATCCACAAGGTTATAGTGGTGCATATGCAATCCCACCATTCGTAACGTTTACTTTAGGCAACTTATATAAAAGCAAAAATTGTTTTATAGAATCATTAAGTTATACAGTAGATGAAAATGGTGGTTGGGAAATTGGTTCTGTTGGTGTTGGTGAAGATGGTGTTGTTGGTATAGAGGGAGCTACAATTAGTATGAAGGATTATAAACTTCCAATAATTATTGATGTGAACGTAACACTTAAATTTGTTGAATCAGTTGGAACAAGTCAGGGAGGTCAATACTATGGATTTGAAAAACTTCCTAAAGCACAGCAAAATACTGGTGATTCAAATGCAACTGCACAAAAAATAGATGATTCAAATAATAATGAGAGTTTACAAACTTCAAGCGATGATGCTGAAGTTCCTACACTCAAAAAGAAATTACCTGCAAAAAAATTAGAACCAGCTGGACAAACTAATACACAAACAAACGAACCAGCTAGCGTAAAAGAAAATGAATCCACAATAGAAAAACCAAAATTACCTTCATATAAAGTAAATGTATTTACAGATGGTGATGGTATTAAAGGTCAAGTATTTGCAGATGGTGAAATGATTGATGAGGTTAGTTATTATTCTGGGTTTAGTCGAACATTCACAGACCAAACTGGAAAAACTACAACAACTGTAGGGGAAGCTGCTGTAAAAGAAAATTTAATATATAAATTAACTAATATGGGATACTATTCTCCAACAAAAGGTAAGTTTTATCCTGAAAGTCCAAACGTAAGTTAATTATGGCAAGATATACAAATAACAAAACTAAAAAAACATTTGATGGCAGAGAAGTATTTAAACCAAAAATATTTCCAAATATCCCATTAAGTGATACGGATGTGTATGTAATGACTGAAACTGGAGATAGATTGGATACATTAGCTTATCAATACTATGAAGATGCTTCCCTTTGGTGGATAATTGCAGCAGCAAACAATATACACGATGCACCAATGGGATTAAAAGATGGTACAATATTAAGAATACCATTAAACTATATTCAAATAGAAAATAATTTTAGTCAATAATTTATGTCAAGTTTTCCAAATTTTTCAAATATCGCAGGATATGTTCAAACCGAACTTAATTCTAGAAAAAGAAATATAGAAAAAATTTCTGGATTAAACGCTTGGGTAAGAGTTTCATCTGGAGTTGGTGATGGTTTAATAATTTTATCAAACCCAAATTTTAAACTCTTTGGAGCAGCTGGTGAGGGTTCTATTTATGGTGGTGGTAAGAGTAGTGGAACTTTAGGAAAAACTTGGGGTGGTGGGTTTGTATCAGCAACAGCAAATGATTCTGTTTTCAGACCAAAACCAAATATAAGTTCTATCGAAGTTGATGAGGGTAGTGGTACTCTTAGTAGAAAAGCAACATTTACAATTACAGCTTATACAAAAGGTCAATTAGATAGTTTGTGTGAATATTTTTTGGAACCTGGTTATTCTATTTTTATAGAATGGGGTTGGAATGTTAAAAGTTCATTAAACAAATATAAAAATACATTAGATGTTGATAGTGTAGCGAATTACCAAACATTTGATAATGTAAATGCAGCTAGAGAAGCATGTGGTGGTATGTACGATAACTATTTGGGATTTATAACAGGAGGAAGTATATCATTAAATGGAAATAGTTACGAAATAACTGTTAAGTGTACAGGCTTTACCGAATTACCTGCATATTTTATGGGAGCGGATAATTCTGAAGAAAAAGGTACAGAAAGTGAAAAGAAAACTGCAGCAGAATATAGTACATCTCAAATATCAGCAGAAACTGATTTAGGTAAGAAAAGATTTATGATGGCTTTTAATAGATTACCATCAAACAGAAGAACAGAAAGAGTTTCAGCATTGAGAACAGAAGCAGATGTTGCAAACGCCGTAAATTTTATAAATATTGATGAAACTGTAAAAGCAAAGGTAAATAAATGTACAACTGGTACTCAAATATTAGGATTTACATTAAATAATGAAGAAGCAACATTTGAAAGCGGTGGTAAAAAAACGGATGTGGAATTTCCTGCTGGTAGTGAAATTATTAAAGATGATGCATTTATAAAATTTAGTGCTTTAATTAGAATTATAAATCAAATAGGAATTGAAGGATTTATGATTGGTGGAAAAGAAGTTAAAACACAAATAAGAACAGATAATACGGCATGTACAGCATTCCCAAAAATATTTAGTACAGATAAAACAAAACTATTCATACCAAATAAAACAGCACCTAAATTTGATATTGTTAAGGCAGCAAATAGTGAAACTGATAATGGTGTATCGAATGAAGAAGTAGATGATTGTTCGGTATCGGGTACAGATGGTACAATAGTACAATTTCCTGCTGCAGGTGCAATCGTAGATGGTTCGGCTAATGGTGTAGTTATACAAAATAAAGTTGATAGTAGTTTTATAGGATTAAATAAACCAGAAGGACAGTGGGGATTCTTAAATGATTTATATGTAAATTTGGACTTTGCCAAAGGTATATTGGAAACTAAAAACTTTTCAATAAAAGATGGGTTATATCAGATACTAAATGGTATGGCTGGTGCAGCTGGTGGTATATGGGATTTTCAAATAATTCCTGGTGAAAATAATGATGAATTAAGAGTTGTGGATTTAAATTTAACAGCAACTGGAAAAGAAAAACCATTTGAATTTGAATTACATGGGGTAAGTTCTATTTTTATAGATGCCTCTTTGGATTTAGATATTAGTGGTGCAAAAATGAATCAAATAATTGGTAATAGAATAGGACAGAATATAAATGGAAGTCAAAAAGATATTACATCAAAAAAGAAAGGATTATTTACTGATAAAGAAGACAAAATACTTACAACAATACGAAGAAGGGAAGAACCACCACCAAGCGATGATAGTCCGCCAGAAGGACCAACAGCTGATGAAATAGAAGAAGCAAAACAAAAAAATTTACAACTATTTTTAGATAAGGTTGGGTTTATGCCAAGACCTGATAAAGATGATAAATTTGATTTTGCTGCAAATTTATCAGCAGCATGTTTTATAGTTGCTTACAATGACCAAGCGGTTTTTGAATTTTTTAAAAAACAAAATGATGTTACAGATGTTCAAACTGAATCTGATGGTACTGGTCCTATAATGCCAATTAAATTTAATTTTAGTATTCATGGTGTGAGTGGTATCAAAAGAGGTGATAAGTTTATGGTTACTGGATTACCGGCTGGTTACCAAAATGGATTCTTTCAAGTAACTTCTGTAAAACATACTATAAGTGAAATGATGTGGAAAACAGAAATAGAAGGAAGTTATAGACAAGCTAGATAATTTTAAAATTATGATTGACATAAACAGATTTAAAAAAGTTGGAAATCCTGATTTAAAGTTTGATTCGGTCAAAATAAAAACACATGTCATTACACCAACGCCAATAGATTATAAAAAAGGATATATAACAAGATACTTTATTCAAAAAGCAAATGATACAGAATCACAAATATATGAAGTTGATTTTATTGGTTTTAGTAAAGTAATTGATAATCCATTTTTTGCACAAGCAACTCTTAATTGGAGAGTTAAAGGAAGTGATGATGAAATAAAAAACTCCAATTATAAAGCGGTACAATTAGTAATGCCAAAAATACCAAAATTAAATTTGTACCTACCAAATCTTCTTCAATTTAAAGAAAAGAAAGATTTGGAAATCTAATTATTTTTTCTTATATTTGTATTTATTGATATGGGGATGCTTTGGAATTGATTGCGATGAGAGGCATAGTATCACACGTAGTGGGAAGGTTCTCAAACCACTTTAATAAAGGAATCAAACAATAACTGACGTAGAATTATCTACTTGGACCTTCGAAGATGCTATGGCATTCGTAGGTGCTGATTACGCTGTAGCAGCCTAATCACCTCTCGCATCACTCGTGAGATTTTAAAAAGAAGTGAAACCTAAGTTTACCGAAACTATAAATCGGTTGGTGGTAGCGCTGAACTAACCATTCGGCCCCAATTATTTTGGAAGGTGAATAAGATTAAACCTTATCCTAAACGTGTGAAAAGCTGGTATTATGGTTACTTCGTAAGACACCGGTTCGAGTCCGGTCATCTCCACCACTTTTTTAATCCCCATTTTACATTTGGTAATTTGGGGATTTTTTCGTATATTTGTGTTATGAGAATTGTTGAGTCTATTGATGAGTTAAACGAATTAAAGGTAAAGCTGGAAACCGAACCATCCATTTGGTATCCGCTTTGGGTGGATAATGATAAGCACCCATTAAACACCACCATTTCGTTTATATTCGTAAGAACCCTATCGGACAGGTATATTGTACCACAACAACACACAGACGCTCTATCACTCTCTAATGAGCAAATAGGGGGGTTGTTGAATACCGCCGGTGATAAGTGGGTATTTCAAAAGAAAAAGCTACTCCAATCTTTTGTTACACTTAGGGAAGGACTGAATGATGTTGACACCGCCTATTTCTTAAAGACCGGTGAAACAATAGACTACTCTCAACCATTACAACACTTAGTAGCTCCTTTATTACACAAAGGTTACAAAGAGGACATCATTCAATCCATTCCCATTCTTAAACTTGCGGAAGCAATAGAACCACAATTACTTAAACATAGAAACCAAAAGAGTAAAACTTATAATTGGTATAACGATATATTCTTACCAACCCTTTCAGATATTGAACGATATGGGATCCGGGTCGATGGGAAAAAATTTATTGATAGATGGCCTCAAGCTTCCAAACATCTCAAAGGTGACTTAGTGTTCACCGAATACAATCCATTTACGGTGACGGGTAGACCATCCAATAGACATGGTGGTGTGAACTATGCCGCCCTTAACAAATCGGATGGTAGTAGAGATTGTTTCATAGCCGATGGGATATTCCTACAAATGGACTACAACGCTTATCACCCACGACTAATTGGTAAGTTAGTGGGATACCAAATGCCGGATGGAAACGTACACCAATGGTTAGCTGACCAATATGGATGTGGAATTGATGAGGCTAAGGGTGTAACTTTCCGATTACTATATGGTGGTATTGATGATGAGTTCCGCCAAATACCATACTTTGATAAGGTTGCCCATTTCATAGACCGCTTTTGGGATGATTCGGTAGAGTGTGATTGTATCCGTACTCCAAACCGATTGATTCCACTAAGTTGGGTAGAACAAGCCAATCCACAAAAGGTATTCAACTATCTTCTTCAGGCATTTGAAACGGAAGTAAATGTTGAGAAAATGAGGAAGGTGTTGGAGTATATAAAAGGTACTGAAATACGTTTGACCCTTTACACCTATGACTCGTTCTTATTTGATGTACCTATGGATGTGGATACGGAATTAATTAAGGGATTGAAAGGTATATTGGAAGATGGTGGGTTTCCTATTAAAGCAAGCTGGGGAAAAACTTACGGAAACCTTTAGTGGGTATATTTATAGTATATACAAAAATATGCTATAATATGAGAAAAATCTCCGTTTTATTATTGTTCCTTTTAGTTTCGGTAACATCTTTGGCGCAATTGCCTGATGTTAGAATTAAAAATGAAGTATTTGATGTACTTTACTCACAATCTTTAGAACAACCCCTAATCATTAAGTATCGTTCTACAAACAGGCCTACAAATGTTAATAGAGGTCATATGGATTTCTATACTGAAAAGGGAATTAAAACATCGGATGGTGAAGATTACAAAGCAAATATCTACGATAAAGGACATGGTGCTCCAGCAGCAACATTCTCTGATAACGAAGTGAACTTAAAGCAAACATTCTCATATTTAAATTCAATAATGCAAGACCAATACCTTAATAGAGGTGAGTGGAGAATGTTGGAAGAGCAAGAAAGAAAATGGGATGATGTAGAACCTTTGACTGTTTTAATAAAATCATTCTTTGATACTCCAGCAAAAAAAGTAGCAACGGGTGCAGCAGTTCCATCACACATTCAAAAACACATCTACTTTGAAAAACAAAAAAAGTGGAAGTGTTTTGTTTTCCTTAACGAAAGACCAAAATTTCATTGGTATGAGTTAGAAATGATATGCGAAGAAGCTGACCACAAATTTTAATCATTATGAGTGTATCTGAATTAATTAATGAAATAGTATCCGAATGGGCATACAGAGTAAACGATGGTATGCCTGATATTAAAAACCCAACCCATATTACGGAGTTGGGTATTGTACTTTCTGAAATGGGATTATCCAACATCAAAAAAGAAATTATAAAGACACTTACTGAAGCAGAAGATGGTAATTTTAAAAATCCTGCTCTTAATAAAAAGATTAATTATAAAAATACTAAAGGTGAAGATGCAGAAGGTATTGTTGGTAACCTTTTAAGATTACCAAAAGAACATCCTGGCCGTAAAGCCGCAGAAAAAATGTTACCACCAGAAGGTTCACCAGAAAGAGATGCTCTTAATAAAGATTTGGGTGGTGAAGGACAACCAACAAAACCTGAAGATGAAAAGGGTAAAGAAGGTGGTGATGCTGGTGGTGAAGAAGATAAAGCAAAAGCTGCTCAAGCTATGTTTGACCCAAAGGTTGACCCGGCTATGGCAGCACGAATGGACAAAGAAAAAGAAGTTCAAGCTCAATTAGCAAAAGATGCTCAAAAACAAAGCCAACAACCAGAAACTCCAGCAAATCAAAAAACAAATAAAGAATTAGCAAAGGCAGCTGGGTTTGATAATGTAGGTACTTGGTATAATGACCTTAATAAAAAAGCAATGTCGGATGATCCTGAAGTAGCATCTCAGGCTCAACAAGATTTAGATACATACGAAAAGAATAAAGAAAAAGATTCAAAAACAAATGAACCATCGGCTAGCGATACCGAAAAAGCTACGGGTCCTGAAGGTGGGGATACTACAGAACTACCAGTTCAAGAACCTGGCAGAACCGATACAACACCAGCTAGTGATTCTGAAACATCTAAAAAAGATGATACTCAATTATCTGCACAAGAAAAATATAAAAAAGAAAAAGCTGAATTAAAAAGAAAAGAGGAAGAAAAAGCAGCTTTAGAAAAACTTAAAGCAGATAATCCTGATGCTTTTATGACACCTGAAAAGCAAAAAAGATTTGCTCAACTGAAAAAAGATTTAGAGGTTGGTACTGAAAAAATGAAAAAAGCAAAAGAAGAAGCTGATAAACAAACAAAAGAATTTGTATCAAAGTTTAAACAAAGAAAATCTTCTGAAGGAGAAAATTTAGATGCGGAAAGTACTGAAAATGGTTCTTTACTCATTGGAGTAGAACATGGTGAAGGAACTCAAAGCACAAAAGAAACTATTAATCAAATTACATCACTTCCAAAAGATGCAAAAGTAATGTTTGTTGGCGAAGGTGGTGTTGGTAAAGATGATAGTGGTAAGATTGATTTTGTAGGAGAGCAAGCTGAAATTAGAGATGCATTTTTAAATCACTTTGAAAATGGTGTAGAAGCAAGTTGGGATGAAAATGGAGATGTAAGAAATTCAGATTCTCCTATATTTGATGAAATTGCAAAAACATTTGGCGGTGATAAAGATAAAGCATTAGCATCGGTTTGGACTAATATGATTGGGCAGGGAGATGATTTAGCTGCCGAAGATTATCTTACCGATAAAACAAAGGAATGGATTGTGGGGGAAGCTAAAAAAGGTGGTAGTAAAGAATTTGATGGTGATGTAGATTGGGAAAACCTTTCTGATGCTCAAAAGAAAGACCTTTATGAGTTAAACTTTAGAGATGACCAAAATTATGGTGAAACCGAATTATCAAAAGGTCAACAATCATTTAATGATTATAGACAGAAAGAAATAGATAGAAAAATAAAAGAGGGTGAGGAGCAGGGATACACTGTAATTGCAACAATGGGTAATTCTCACGTTGATATGTGGAGAGAAAGAAATAAAGGTGAACAAAAACCTGAGCAACCATCCGTTGAACCAAAACAACCATCAGCTGAAAAGCCTGAAGAGCCAACTAAAGAGCCCGAGCAACCAAAAAAACCTGATGTAACAATTCCTGGTAAAGAACCTGGAAGTGTTGTTAAAAAAAGTGATGGTAAACCAGATGTAACATTACCTACTAAAAAAGAACCATCTGCAGAAAAACCTTCTGATACTGAAAAGCCGGAGGACAAAAAAGATGATGAAAAAGATATCAAAAAAGAAAAACCTGGACAAGAGGCTACATCATCTTCTGGGCAAAAAATTTATAGTTTAGGTGGTGGGTATTATTCTGATAAACCAAATGGTAAAGCAAGATATGTAAGAACCGAATGGATTGTTGATTTGGCATTTTCTGATATTATAACTGAAGATGTATTTGCATTGTTTGAAAAGACAATTTCAGCAACTTTATCAAATGGTAAAAAAATTAAAGTACAAGAATTACCACCAAGAGCACAAAAGAAAGCAACATACAAAGCTAGAAAAGCGGCAGCGGCATATAAAGAGCCTGAGCAAACACCTCAAGCTCCAAAAGGTGAAACTCCACCAACGGATAAAAAAGTTCCACCGCCACCGCCTGTACCACCTAAAAAAGCAGAAGTTCCACCACCACCTCCGCCACCACCAACGGCGAAGAAATCGGATGAACCAAAAAATACATTTGAACCAATCCCAGCACAAGATGTAAAATCGGAAATTCCACAAGCTGACCCAGAAACATTTGGAGCTCCTTCTGATATTCCGGATGGTATTGATAAAGCAGATTTAGATAAATTTAATACTGATATAAGTAAAGTGCAACAAATGGTTGCTGATGCAAAAGCTAAAGGTGAAAAAGCACCTGATATAAATTTGTGTGATGTAACTGTACCTGGTACTAACTTATATTGTGATGATAACTTAGGTATTCCAAGAAACCAAATGCCACAATTCAAAGGTAGACCGGTTCCGGGCAGTAAGGCAGAAAAAATGCCACTAAACAAAGATGGTGAAGTAGATACCGAACCGGTGTTTAGAGAAATGCTAAAAGAAAAAGGAATTACAACAACTCAAACTGAGGTGGCTGCTGATAAATTGAAAGCAACACAATCAGAATTGGGTGGTGATAAAGTAGTTGGAATGATGGGAGCTTTGGAAAAAGACCCTAATAATCCGGGCATAACAGGTCCTATATATGTTAGTAGGGATGGATTTGTAATTGATGGGCATCATAGATGGGCTGCAATAGCAGCATACAATGCAAAATATCCGGAAAAACAAATACCAATGAAATGCGAAGTTATTGATATGGATATTAAAGATGCAATTCCAATGTGTAATAAGTTTGCAGAAGAAATAGGAATTGCAGCTAAAAAGCAAGGTGAAACAACTGGTAAAGCTGGTGAAGAACAACCAAAAGGTGAAACCCCACCTAAAAAAGTAAGTTCAATAAAAAACTTTTCTGAAAAAATTAAGCAAAAAATATCCAAATGGAAAGAAGATGAAAAAGAATATTTTAAAAAAGGATATTACAAAGCAGGGTCAGAACCACGTAGAACAATAGCTCAAACAGTAAAAGATAAAGCAAGAGGTGCATGGAAGGCTGTAAAAGATGGATTTAAACATGAGGTAGAAGAATTCAAAACTGCTGGAAAAGCTATTGGGAACTTATTTAGTAAACCTGGTGGCTGGAATGATTTATCACATCACGAAAAAGATGCCCTTAAATCTGTTGGTGTTAAGATAGTAACTACTGCACTTTTTGGTGCAGCTTTGGGTGGATTATCCTATGGAGCTGTTGGATTTGCTAAGCACGTTGCTATTGAATTTGTTCCTCACGTTGTTGCTGAAACTTTCTTAAAAGGAGCTGGTAGAGCTGCATTATTTGCAGATGCGGAAGGTGAATCGGAAATGGATGCACAATTTGTTAAATTCGCTGAAATAATAGCGGATGGTTTGGAAAACATGAAAATCAGTCCTGAACAAATGGATGCGATGATTGATTCGTATAATAAAAAGAAAGAAGAAGATAATATGAAAAAAGAAACTTCAGTAATTGATGAGATAATGTTAGAAATTTTTAACGAAGCAAATAATGACCCAAAGTTAGCAGCTAGAAGTAAAGAAACTGGAAAGATAGTTTACTTCAAAACAAAGCAATCTAAAGATGCGGCAATTAAATCAGGTTCTCACGAAGACCCTAAAAATAAAACTTCTAAACCATCTAAGCAAGAACCAGCGGGCGCAGCATTATTTAAAGGAGATGCGGAATATCAAAAAAGATTAGCAAAAGAAAAACCAGCAAAAGTAGAACCAACCAAAGGTTCTAGAATTATAGGTGGTAAAGATAAAACGCTTTCTAAAGTAGATACTTTAAAATCAAAAGAATTTACACAAAAGCAAGTTCCGGACGATGTAAAGTTTTCTGATAAAAATAAAAAATTCCAAGTAGGGCCACCACCACAACCATATAAATTGCCAAAAGAAATGTATGCCGGTGCAAAAGTTCCACCAAGACATTTGAAAGCATTGGAAAGAATGATGAACACTAAATTTAGTAACGAAACAGCTAAATGGTCACATTTCTCCGATTTGCCAGGTGGGGCAGGGCAGATATCAGCACAAGCTGGAGAATTAATGACAATGATTGGTACAACTTTAGATGATAAACAAGCCGAAGCATTTTATAATTCATTAATAGAGCATGAACAAAAACAAATACAATCAAATCCAGATTTAAAAATAGAAGGAAAACGAATTGTAACAAAAAGTTGGATTCAGGCAGCTATGAATAATAGAAAAGCAATTAGAAATAGATTAGCTAAGGAATACCCTGGTGCAACAATTGAAGCTGGTAGTTGGGATACTCAAGGTGAAGTTGAAGCAATGGGATTAAAAGATTATAAAAAGAATAAAGGATTTTCAACAGACGCATATTTTAAAATAAAAACAAAAGATGGTAATCAGATTTTAGATGAAGTATCTCTAAAAAAATCAACAGCCGTAAACTTTTTAAATTCTGGCACAGGTAAACTATCTGAATGGGATAGTAATATTTCTGATGAAATTAATCCTGTTGTATATCAAAAAAATCAAAGAAAAGCATTATTTGATTTTGGTTCAAAAAATTTGAAAAATTTACAAAAATTAGCTGCTAAAGATCCTGAATTTCAAGCAATAGTTAAATCTAAAAAAATTACATTAGAACAAGCATTAGAGAAATTAAAAGTAGGTAAAGGTAGTAGAGATATTAATAAAGTAGTATTATCAGCTATTGCATCTGCAGCTAAAAAAGGAGATAAAGCATCTACAAAATATCTTCAACAAGTTCAAGAAACTCATAAAAAGCATCAAAAAGATGTAATTACTGCATTGGGAAGTAATAATAAGTTAAAGCAAGGTATGTTAGCATCAATTAGGGAGGAATTTCCATTAAAAGCAGTTGGTGAGGGTGAAGAATCAATGGCTATTGGACCTAATTCATTAGATAGAGCAGTATTAAAGAATATATTTGATACGTCTGATTTTGAACAAATTAAAGAAGGTTTATTTGCTGTAACAAACGAAGAACCACCTTATTTGGCATATAAAGCTGGTAAAAAAGGTAGAGTAATTCCTATTGCAACTATTGGTGTGAGAGAAGATGGTGTAGGATATGGTGGCCAAATTAAGTTTGAAATGCAATTAGATAGACGATTTGCAAAAATATTAGAAGCGGCTAATAAAAATATTTACGGATAAAAACTGAAAATACCCTTTCATCCGAATTTTCATATTTATACATAAGAAAAAAAGGGAAGAAAGGAATGAAAACACAGTTATTATGTACGTTTACAACTAAAGGTGAGTTACAGAATACATTACAATTAATCCGTGAAACTTATCACATAGTTTATAATTACATTTATATTCTCCAAAATAAGGCGAATTTAGATGAGTTATTTATCACGTACAACATTGATACCGCATTCCAACCGGATACACCGTTGGAAAACACTATTTTAATACATAGAAAGAAAGAATCAAACACATTATATACTATTAACGCACTAAATGAACTTGTAAAAGAAGAAAATGGTGGTGTATTAGATAATTCATTTGTCATTAATTGGCAGAAGTTTAAAAATTCAATCATATTAACAAACGCCGAAGGTACTAAGAAAATTCAGACAAGAGTTTTTGAAGTAATTGATTTTGGTGATGGAAAAGAAGTTATAACTAACGAAACTAAATAATTGTATAATGTTATTAAAAAAAGGTGATAATAACGAAAACGTTAAATTAATGCAGGAGAAATTAGGAATCTCTCCAGCAGTTACTAACTTTGGACCTAAAACTGAAGCAGCTGTAAAAGAATTCCAAGCTAAGCATGGTTTACCTGCGGATGGTATAGTTGGTGATGCAACTTGGGCTAAAATAATGGGAGAAGGAACTCCGGCTCCAGCACCTGCAGCTCCAATAGCACCTGTTGGTGGATTAAAATTGGACAAACTTAAAGGACATATTCCTGATGCAGTAATTCAAATGATTCCTGATACTGCGGCAAAATTCCAAATCAATACTCCCCTAAGATTGGCACACTTCTTAGCACAATGCGGACATGAGAGTGGTGGATTTAGAGCAACACAAGAAAACCTAAACTATTCAGCAAAAGGTTTAATGGGTATATTCAAAAAGTATTTCCCAACCGAAGCAATTGCAAATGCATACCAAAGAAACCCACAAAAGATTGCTAACAAAGTATATGCATCTCGTATGGGTAATGGTGATGAGGGAAGTGGTGAAGGCTACAAATTTAGAGGACGTGGTTATATCCAATTGACAGGAAAGGATAACTATACTGCATTTGGTAAAGCAATCGGTGAAGATATCCCATCTAATCCTGATGTAGTAGCATCTAAATATGCTTTACTTTCAGCAGCATGGTTCTTCAATAAGAATAAATTACACATAATGGCTGATGGTGGAGCAACTGATGCAGTAGTAACATCTATTACTAAAAGAGTAAATGGTGGAACTATCGGATTGGCAGACCGTATAAAACACTTTAAAGAATATTATCATTTGTTAGCATAAAAGAAAGGGAGTTAAATACTCCCTTTTTTATTTGGCATTGTAACAAATTTTTCGTATATTTGTTACATCTTTTACCATAGAAAATATACTGAAAAAAAGATTTGGAAGTCTGAGAAATTCTTCGTATATTTGTATTTCCATTATATTTATATGTGTAACGGAAGTGTAGGAAAGACACTATAATCCAACCTTAAAACATAAACGTTTTAAAACTTAAACTCTTAAAATTTAAAAGACATGGCTATTAATTTAGACGCAATTAAGAGCAGACTTAACAAACTGCAAAACACCCAAAGAACAACAGTAGAACTTTGGAAGCCAGCACCAGGCAAACACACAATCAGATTGGTGCCGTACAAATTCAATAAAGAAAATCCTTTTATTGAACTTTATTTTCACTACAACATCAACAACAAAACTTACTTATCTCCAATGAGTTTTGGCAGACCTGACCCTATCGTTGAGTTTGCTGACAAACTTAAAAGAATGGGTGATAAGGAAGATTGGAAAGCTGCTAAGAAAATGGAGCCGAAACTTAGAACATTCGTACCAGTATTGGTAAGAGGTGAAGAA